GATGACAACGACGTTCCTATGGAAATGCGTAACCTTATCATCCCGCCTTCTGTACGCAACTCTGTTATGGGCATTGATCGTTACGTGTCTTCTGACTTCGTGAGCGGCACCACTACCAACACCGGCCTCATCGGTAATCTGTACGGTGTAGACGTGTATGTATCGTCTAACTGTGCGACTATCGAAGCTGTTGGTGACAACACTGCTGCCGCAACCATCGCTACTCGCGCTGCGCTCCTGTTCCACCGAGACGCTATCGTTCTCGCAGAGCAGCTGTCAGTACGCTCTCAGACTCAGTACAAGCAGGAATACCTGTCCAACCTGTACACTGCTGACTGCCTCTACGGTGTAGAAGTATACCGTCCAGAAGCAGGCTTTGTACTCGCTGTACCTGAGTAAGCCTAAGTCGGCGGGGTGTAACAGCCCCGCCTTCTTTTTAAACACAGAAAGTATCTGGCGTTCAGGACTAAGAGGCTGACATGAGCAACTACACCAAGAGTACCGACTTCGCGGCCAAGGACACATTGCCGTCTGGCGACTCTGACAAGATCATCAGGGGTGCTGAGTTTGAGGTCGAGTTCGACAACATTGCTGTCGCGGTAAACAGCAAGGCAAATTCAAACAGCCCGGTATTCATCTCTCCGATTACTATTGACGGCGCACCACTTACTGACACAGGTTCCAACACGCTTGTCGATGCTCGCGTTGCGGAATCGAACGTAACCCAACATGAAGCGGCCTTGAGTATTACCGAGAGCCAGATAAGCGACCTCGGAAACTATGCCTTAGTTGGCGCGAACCTTTCCACCTTTACCAACGACGCCGGGTTCATCACCGCAACCTTAACGACTGAGCAAGTTCAGGACATTGTTGGTGCGATGGTCACCGGCAATACCGAAACCAACATAACCGTAACTTATCAAGATTCGGACGGAACGCTCGATTTTGAAGTAACGGCGGCGGGCGGATTGTCTATCGACTCGACCGTTCGCACCTCGACGTTTACGGCAGTGGCCGGGAGTATTTATAAGATCGACACAACCGGCGGCGCTTTTTCTATGACGTTGCCAGCTACGCCAACCGAAGGCGACGAGGTCGGGTTTCTATTTGTGAACGGCTCCGATCCGCGCGAGGAGGCGCTAACCTGCGGGCGGAATGGTTCCGAGATCGAGGACGCCTCCGAGGATTTGGTTTGGAATGTAAAGATAAAATACTTTTCGCTGCAGTACGCAACGCAAGACGGATGGAAGGTGAAGCTATAAAATGACAAATGCAAGTGAACTATTTTCAAAAGACGGAATCGTCGGTTATCGGGAGTTTCGTGCATCGACAACATGGTCCCCACCTTTCAGAATGCGAGCCATTGTTCATTGCATTGGCGGCGGCGGATCGGGTGGAAGCAATACAGTAAGCGGGTTGTGTACAGCCGTTAGCGGCGGGGGAGCAGGGGAGCATAGCGGAAGTATTTTAATTCTCGATCCAGCTGTCACTTATACGGTAACCGTTGGCGCGGGCGGCGCGGCTGGTGCCGACATAACCACGGCAAATGTAGGAAATGCCGGAAACGGCGGCGGCACATCCTCATTTTCCGGAACTGGTATAACGACTATAACTGCGAATGGCGGATCGGGCGGCGCGCAAGGTTCAGCATCGGCAGGGACGGGCGTGTCAGTTTCAGGCGGCGCGGGCGGCACTGGCGGCGCTGGGGAACTGTTTACCTTTGACGGAGGCCGGGGTGGTGATGCAGAGGTTACCACTTCCGGGTTGGCGAATGCTGGCGCAATGTCTGGCGGTGGGGCTGTTGGAGTCGATGCTAATGGGTTCCGGGGCGGAGATGCCGTGGTTAGTGCAGCGGCGCTCCCAAGAGTCTCAACTGGCGGTGGCGGTACTGGTGGACGGGGCGGCGACAATACGGTGACGACAGGCAGCTCTAATGTGTACACATACGGTGGCTCAAATATTATGGATGCTGGTGATGTCGCTTCCGGATCTGACAACGGCGACCCGCCTTTAGGTGAAGCGTTTAACTCTGGCCAGCAAGGTTCTTTAGAAGCCATATTTTCCCGTGGCCTTTTTGAGGCGTTAAAACTCAGTACTTTTGGGTATCCAAGCTCGGTAACTCCGCCGCCCGGATGTGGCGGTTACGGCACTTCCAGCGCAGCGGGAATCCGTGGCGGTGCGTTTTCTGGAGGCGGCGGCACAAATCGCAGCGGCTCAAGCCTTACGCAAGCCAAAGGAGGTTACCCCGGCGGCGGCGGCGGCGGCGCGGCGATACCTTCATTTTCCGGCGACACTCTTACTTGTGCACCCGGCGGCGATGGGTGCGTCATAATCGAAATTCTGGAGATATTGGCGTGAGATATAAAATCGTAAGTACCGGGCAACCGATTGTTGCTACGCAGGAATTTATGGAATTGATGCATCCGGGCGACTTTGAAAAAATCCAAGATGCTAACGTCAATCCAACGCACACTCATGACTTCAAGCCGGTCGATTTGCTAAATTCTTTTTCGACAGCGGAAGCATTTCGAGCCGCAGCGATTTCCGAAACGTCCGACGCGATCCGCTACCAAATGCGAGTTTTATCGTATAAGCGCGATGTTGAGATTAACTACAAGGACGACGAATATATCGCCGCAATAAATACGCTTGAAAGCGAGGGAGTATTGTTACCTGATCGCGCCGCGAGTTACCGGCTCGGCTTGCCTATTGAAAAACCAACAGGCGAAGAAGGTTAACAGCGCCGACATGGTGAGCAGGATCTTGACCAACGCAGCAGCATACAAGGCGGCAGTCGGCAATGCTCTGGGCGTTCGGAGAAAGAAGATAGCGGAACTCTAGGGGGGAGCCGTGAACGAAAAGGATTTTTTGGCGCATAAAGATCAGACGGAGAAAGAATTAGCGAATCTAAAGATCGGCCTGCAGTCAGTCAATCACCAGATGGACAATTTGGTTGAGAAGCTACACGACAGCGGCAAGACTGCTGAAGCGATGCACAAGCGCGCAGATCATCAGGACAAGGAGCTGTCAGAGATAAAGGAAACAATGCTGACAAAGGACGGCTTCATGGAGGAGTTGGATGCTCAGCTCAACAAGCATATCGTGCGGATACTCAAGACCGTCATGACCGGCCTATTCGTTACCGGCACCGGCGCTCTTACCGCATGGTTCGTTCACTTATTTGGATTGCACAAATGAAGAAGTTTATTGTTTTAGTTTGCTTGACATTGCTCGCCGGTTGCGGAACGATTTCCACTGAATCAGGCGCAGCTCTACTCGATGCAGCTACAACGCCGGGAGCTGACACTCGTTGCGTAACCGGCATGGGATTTGAGTTCTGCTATTTCAGGGAGAGAACGGTTGTTCAGCCCGCTAAATCTGAGAACGATTGACGAGAAGCCGGGATACTTCCTGGTAACTGAGGATGTTATGTGGCATCACGACGACCTCCCCGGAGGCGTATATCTCGTGCCTAGAGGGTTTGAGACTGACCTAGCCTCAATCCCTATTGGCCTGAGAAACCTGTTTAGCAAGACTGGTAGATCGAGGAAGCCAGCAGTATTCCATGACCATATGTACTCTCGAAGGTTTGAGACCAGAAAGATTTGTGACGAGTATTTTAGATTGGCATTGATCGAACGAGGCGTTCCCGCGTGGAAGGCAAGAATATACTGGCTGGGCGTTCGTCTAGGCGGAGCTATTGCTGCTGGAGGTAACTGGTGAGTTGGATTGGCGACTTAACACCGCCCCCGATGAGACCGGAGGATGCGTGGGCGGCTGTAAGCAACTACAATGTGCGACCCAGCGGCCCGTGGCAGAACGGCCTCCTGACAGATAACAGCGCCCCTGGCACTGGTGGAATATTTCCCGGCCAAGGCGGTTCTGCAGAAGACCTATACCCCGGCTTTCTCAATAGCGCGGGGTCAATTCTCACCGAGAGTCTTGGGGATGCGATAAGGAGCTGGGGGAAAGGCGTTATTTCGGGGGCGCTGAACATTGAGGATGTCCCTTCGTTTATTCGGCCAAACGTCGATCACTTTATTTCTGTTCAGGCAAATTACAGGGATCAGCCAAGGTTTGAGGACGAGCCGCCGAATACCGGACCGACGCCTCCGAACCCGACACCGCAGCCTTCGCTCGACGACGGGCCACTCCCTGGCGGGCCTCCGACAGAAGACTATACAGACTTTGTGCCTGAAGTGCCTGAAGTGCCTGAAGCGCCTGAAGACGAGTCTATACTGGAGCCTATCTACTCGGACGAACCCGCCGTGGAGAACAAGGGCGCACTCGACTGGTGGCTAAAGAACGGTGATAGGACGAATGCTGGACAACGATTCGCTCACCTGTCAGACGAACAGAAAGACTATCTAATAGCCAATGATCCGTCTCTGGCACCGGAGTTTGGTCGTGGCGGAATGTTGGCAAATCAGTCCGAGCAGAACTCCGTGGGCGCTATTGACTCACAGATCGAAGACCCGAACATTGTCGATCAGGATTTGACTGACGGCGACCTCTCGGGTCTGGATGAGGAATCCCTGCTCAACAGCTTCCAAGGTCAGGCAAGGGATATATTCGAGGAGCTGAAGGGAACGGCGTCTACCCCCATCGAAGACCGCCTCATGAAATGGCTGGAAGAACAGATGCTTCGGGGTGGCGGTCTCGGTACACGAGTGAACGGCGACGGATCTATCGACCTCATCGGCAACATCGGATTGCCAGGACCATTAGGCATCTTTGAGATTGAACTAAAGGATAAGGACGGAAATATCACTGCCGGCACTGCGATCAGGAAAGCTGTTCAGGGTGTATGGGAGAAGGTTGAATCCCTGCCTGAAAAGCTGATAGACCAAGCTGAAGGCATTCTTGAGGAGATTGGTGGCACAGTAAGCGGTGACGGAAACATACTCGATGCCGCAGGGAATATCATCGGGACCATCTACGGCGGTCCTGCTGAGGACTTCCTGAACGACAACGCTTGGCTGACAGGAGCCATCCTTGGTGAAGTGGTAGATATTCTCAACACGCCCCCAGAAGCCCCTGAGACGCCTCTGGACGCTGTTAGCGAGCAGGCCGACCTTACGCCATCCGTCGATCAGCCTGTTGATGAACTGATTACTGGCGAACCAACAACTGATAAGCCGGATCAAATCAAACCACCACTGGGTGGCGAAGCACCCGACGAGGAAGAAGATAAGGACGACAAGCCGGCTACGGAACAGCCTCCCATTATTGATGAAGAGGATGACGAGCCGAGATTTACCGACACCCCATCTGGCTCAGATACACCAGACGAAACACCGCTTACTGACGGAGGCGGTGGTCCTGTTATTCCTCCCGATACTGACGGAAACGATGGCCCTGTTATCCCTCTTGATCTTCGCGACGACGGAGATGGTCCTGTTATCCCTCTCGACACTAGCGACGGAGATGGTCCTGTTATCCCTCTTGATGCTAGCGATGGCGGTGGTGGAGCCACTGAAAGCCAAGACTCCCCATTCAGCACTGGAGGGTCCGGTGGAGGATCCGGTGGAGGGTCCGGTGGAGGAGGCGGTGGAGGACTATTTGATTCGAGTCCGTACATGGGAGGCCTGGGATACGACCTGCAAGCACCGAGAAGCGTGATTTATGACCCAACAGACCCGATGATTCAGCTTGACAGAATCATTCAGAAAAGTTTATTTCAAGGTATGATCTGATGACCTACTTAAACCTAGTCAACGCAGTGCTGAGAAGGCTTCGAGAGAACACGGTGGCTACTGTATCAGAGACAGACTACAGCACCATGATTGGCGACTTTGTGAATGACGCCAGGGTGCTCGTTGCTGCGGCGCACGAGTGGACAGAACTGAGAAGCCGAATCACCATCAATACTGCGGCGGATGACGACACCTACTCCCTGACCGGCTACGGGCATGATGGGGAGATTCTGAACGTTTGGAACGACACCTCCGATTGGGAGGTCTTATACCAGACTAACGAGTGGTTTGACAAGCAGAACCTGCTAAATACTGCTTTATCTCAGTCACCGAATAAGTACACTTTTGTAGACGGACTGGACGGTAATGGTGATGTACAGATCCAACTGTACCCTATTCCCGATGGTGTTTACACGCTGTACGTGGATTCAGTTATTAGAGACAACGTATTGAGTTCAGACTCTGACACACTGGCAATTCCGGAGAACCCTGTTATCCACCTTGCCCTTGCCCTTGCAGCGAGGGAGCGTGGCGAGACCGGAGGTACGTCTACGCAGGAATACTTTGAAATTGCCAACAACTTCCTGTCGGACGCGATTGCGATTGACGTATCACGACACCCTGAAGAATTTATCTGGTACACTCCATAATGGCGCAACCACTCAAGAGTATCAACCTCATCGCCCCGGCATTCAAGGGGGTGAACACCGAGGACTCTCCCTTGGCGCAAGACCCGTCTTTCGCTGAGGTTGCCGATAATGCGGTGATTGACCGCAGGGGTAGGCTCGCATCAAGAAAAGGATACTCGGTTGTCACAGAAACCAAGACGGAGCTAGGCTCGGACTCTCTGAGGGCGATCAAGGAGTTTCGTGACTCTGCTGGTAATACGCTGGTCTTCAGTGTAGGAAATAACAAGATCCTCTCTGGAACCACAACCCTGACTGACGCCACCCCAGCCTCGTACACGGTATCGAACGACAACTGGAAACTGGTCAACTTTAATGACCACCTGTACTTCTTTCAGGCCGGACAAGAGCCTCTGGTGTACTCCAACTCCCTTGGGGCCGTCACTAAAATGTCCTCTGTCAGCGGTGCCCACGGGGTATCATCTACGATGTACGGCAATGAGGTGCTTGCAGCGTGGGGAAGGCTGTTCACTGCAGACGTAAACGGAAACCCAAATATAATCTACTGGTCAGACCTTCAGCAGGGGCACAACTGGAGTAGTGGTAGCTCGGGTTCTATCGACGTAGAAGAGGCGTGGCCTAACGGCTATGATGAGATTGTGGCTCTTGCGGCGCACAATGACTTCTTGGTGGTGTTTGGTAGAGAGTCCATCATCGTCTATTCGGGCGCTGACGATCCGGCGAACATGGCGATATCCGACACGATCAGCGGTATCGGGTGTGTGGACAGGGACACTGTACAGAACACCGGCAAAGACCTGCTGTTTCTCGCCAAGGATGGATTGAGAGGTCTTGGTAGAACCATTCAGGAGAACTCTCTGCCTATCGCAAGGCTGTCCAACACAATTACCGATGACATTATAACTCTGATTAATTCTGAGTCCGCCTACTTTCGCTCTGTCTACCACCCCGAGGAAAACTTTTACCTGATTACCTTTGTTGGCGGAACAACGACTTACTGCTTCGATGTAAGGCAGCAGCTAGAGGACGGGTCTTTCAGGGTAACAAGATGGCCCAACACCTTATGGACGTGCTATGAATCCACCTTTGATGGTGATTTGAGGATTGGGTCGTCAGACGGCATTGGGACTTATTCCGGTTACGATGATAATGGAACCGCCTATAGGATGGTTTATTCCAGCCCGGAATTATCCTTCGGAGACGCGGCTAGACTAAAGCTCCTGAAGAAGATTCGCCCGACCATCATCGGCGGGTCGGGTCAGGACGTATCCCTCAAGTGGAAATATGACTTTGGTTCCAGGCAGGGGTCAAAGACTATCGTCGTGGACTCTGACGCATCAGCAGAGTTTAACGTGGCCCAGTATAACATAGGCCAGTTCAGCGGAGGCATCATTGTCATCAGGAAGCCCGTGAACGCGAATGGCAGCGGGGCTACGCTGTCAATAAGAATTGAAGTAGACATTGACGGCACAGAGTTGTCGATACAGGAGATTAACGTGCTTGCACTGACGGGTAGAATACTATAATGGAAGAATTTTGGAAAAATCTCATTGGCGGTGGTGGGGCAGTAGCTGGCGGTCTTCTTGCAAAGGAAGGCTATGACCGGCTTGCAGAAATTGGAGAACGAGCATACGGAGAGTTTGCTGGGCCAGAAGGTCTTGCTGACCGACTCTCTAGCAGAATGGAGTTCCGACCATACACGGTCACCACGGGTACTGGGGGGCGTTTCTCTGTCAACCAGGATGGGGTGTCTCAACTCCAAATGTCTCCGCAAGAACAGGCCATGTACAACAAGGCGCTCCAACAAGCGAGCATGTTCTTTGACCAAGCAGCAATGCCTACTGCACAACGAGAGCAAGAGGTGTATAACCGAATGCGAGCGGTCATGTCTCCAGAGGAAGAGCGTCAACGCCTCGCATTAGAACAGAGACTGTTCAATCAGGGTCGAAGTGGTGTCAGAACCTCCATGTTTGGTGGTACACCACAAGAACTGGCCCTCGCTAAGGCGCAGGAGGAGGCCAGGAACGCAGCCATGCTGAACGCTATGGAGTTCGCCGGACAAGAGCAAGACCGTCAAGCTCGACTCGGCACTGGTATGCTGGCAGCAGGTTATGTTCCGCAGGCACAGATGATCTCCGCGCTGCAGCCTGGAATGACTGCACAGGAGCAGGCAAGACTGAACCTCTTGGCTCAATCTCAGGCGTATGGAGAAACCTACGCCACGGGACTCGACGCCCTGCTTCAGTCTGCATTGGGTCAGGCCAACATTGTGGGTGGTCTGGGCGGGAGAATTGCCGAAGCATCGCTCGGCGGATTGTTTAAATAAGGAGTTATCATGGCTAGACTTTCACAAGGATTCCTGAGCAACCTCGGGCGTCCAGCAATGACCCAAAGCCTGTTCGATCTGGGTACGGCCATTGGTAACGTGCCTAACCAGTACGCCGACAAGAAGAAGCGTGATGCTGATGCGGCAGAGCTGTCGAAGCATCTGCAAGGCTCTGCGGAGTGGTACGAGGCTCGTTCGCAAATCGCGCAAAGGGACGGCGACACAAAAACCGCGATAGAGATGGGCGAGTCTGCTAGAGAGATGAGGCGGCTCCAGAACCAGAGGGCCAAGGTCGTTGATGCTGCGACAAAAGCGGGCCTTCCTGCCGAGCAGATACAAGCGTTAAACTCCGCTGATGCGGCGACCCTCTTGGACACCATGAAGGATCTGAGAAAGAAGGCCCTCGATGACATGCCCTCAATGAACCCGAGCGCCAGGAAGGCGATGGCTTCGGGCGTTGGTATTGACCCAATCAAGTTCAAGTCTCTTGGTCTTGCAGAAATGTCTGACGATGCGTTCAACACGTTCATCTCGGGCCAGGGTGGCGATCTTGAGTTCTTCCTGAATGATTCTGGAGAGGTAGAGACCTACAGAGTCAAGGATGGCCTTGTCTGGGATGAAGAGAAAGGCTGGATAGAAGCGAAGGGTCTTGGCTTGTCTAAGGCTCCAGAGGTGAGCAAAGTAGAAAACGTCTCAAACAAGTTTGCCGAGGACTTAGGCAAAGAGGGCGCAAAGAGCTTTGCCGAGCAGTATGACGCTGCCAAGAAATCGGCGGATGCCCTTGGAACGATTCGCAGAACCAAGCCCACCATAGACAACATGTTTACCGGCTCTCTTGCAGAGACAAAGACGGAACTTTCAAAAATTGCAAAGGCTTTCGGATTCCCCATTGGGGACCTGAACTCTAGCATTCAAGATACAGAAGTTTACGTGGCCGAGTCCGGCAAGCGCGTCGCAGAGTACATAACCAATCTTGGTGCTGGTACGGGGCTTTCTGATGCTGACCGAGAGTACGCCAAGAAGGTTGTCGGTGGCGAGATTACCATGGATGCCGAGTCTCTTAAAAGAATCCTGTCCGAGCTAGAAAAGGGCGCACAGAGAAATATCAAGCGGTACCAGACGACCCATGGCAGGGTTAGGGAAGCTCTAGGCGAGCAGGGCGCTGGTGCCTTGGCCTTCTTCTCAAGAGACTTTGAGATTCCAGATGCGGCAGAAGTTCCCGCCAGCAGGAGTCCAGCAGCAAATAACTTCCTCATGAGGGCTAGAGAGGGCCAAAAGGGTGAGTGAATTTACCGAACAAGACTACCTTGACGCTATCTCCATGGCGCTCCGGGAGGGCGATGCTGCTGCTGCAAACGAGCTGGCGGCAGAGGCTGGAGATGCGTTTCCTGACTTCGGAAAGCCAACTGTAGACGAAGTTGCTCGGCAGGGCAAGCCGGTGTACGAAATGGAAGTCCCCTACCTCAGCGGGGCCTCTCGGCGGCTGTCCGACATGTCCGTAGACGATATTCTAAGCGGCTCTTATGGCGAGGTGCAGCGGCGGACGGAGCGCCTGACTGGAGGCCGAGCGCCAACTCAGATAGAGGCGGAGCTTGTTCAAGCATCTGAGATGGTTAGGCGTGGTGGCGAAATTGCTATGCAGGGCCTCGTTGCCATCACTCCAGATGTTGTAAAGGAAGGCATGGCCGAGGCATGGGCTGAGGCAAGGGAGAACCCTGCGGTTCAGACGGCGCTACAGAAGGCGACAGAGGGCTATCAGGCGTACAAGGATTGGTCTCTTGACCACCCTCAAGCGGCAGAAGCTTTTGAGTCCATCATCGACGTTTCCACCATCATGGCCCCGAAGCCGAGGCCGAGCATAACAGGGCTGGCGGATGATGCGGGAAAGAGGTCCGCCAAGATATCGTATGACCAGAAGCGATCAGCAATCGACAAGGTGATGGACCCTCTAACTACCAGGGAGGCTGGTTATGGCGGCACATGGGTTGCCAATGACGACACGCTAGGCACGATAAGCTATCTCCCAACCGATAGGGAGGTCCGCGTCAGGGATGCCCTAGCCACAGTGGACGAGCTGGACCCGACGGACAACCTCGTGAAGATGGAGAACGTCACAAGCAAGGCAATCGAAGATCAGGGGAAAGAGGTCGTCGCGTTCATAAACAGGGCGGGAAACCCAAGACTGCCAAAGCTAAAGGAATACTTTGAGAGAAGGTTTGCCGACACGTCCGACGCCTATGGCTCGCTCAATCTTTCCGAGGCTGCTCAGCGTCAGGTCAAAAAATATATTGACATGTCCCTCAAGATCATTGATGAGAGTGATGGGACGGTCATGGGGTTGTACGAGGCCAGGAAGCGATTCGACAAACTTGTTAATGAGTTCGAGTCGAAAGACATACTAGAGCCGGAAGTTGCTTCGGCCAAAGGCGTTGCCGCCTCCTATGTCAGGGGCGCAATCAATGACGTGATTAAAGCCGCCACGCCCGGGGATAATGTTGCGGAAGCGTTTGATCGGATGCACAACCTTTACACCGCAAGGGACCATTTGAGAATGCGGTCTCAGGGATTGGCCGACAACGCGATCAAGAGGACTTGGGCCAAGGTGCACGACGGCCTGAATCTTCCATCAACCCCTCTGGCCCTAGCTGCCACTATCGGTGGTGCTGCGTCCGTAGCAGCAATGGTTGGGCTGACTCCTGCGGCAATTATGTCTGGGGCGGGAGCTGGCCTCTCTGTGTTTGCGGTTGCAAAAATGCTCAGCAAGAAGAACAGGGCGAAGTTCTATGCCCAACTGCTCTCGGCAACGGACAAGGGTATTAAGCGGTACTCAAGCGACAAGAACACGCTCAGAGAGCTTCGCGCAGACAGGGCGGTTATTCTTGAGTTGCTTCGCCAGGAACAGGAGGAGAAAGCTCCCTCTCAATAATCTTCTGCATAGCCTCCTCTCTCTTTTGAGCGGGGAGGCTTGCCCAGCAGCATATCCACTATTCTGTCAACCCTCTCTTGGCGGTCTATCTCGTTCTGCCTTGCCTGAGCGTCTCTGTGCTTCGGCTTGCACTCCCTCTTGTAAGCATTCCTGCCCGAGCATCCGCAGTAGTCCCATCCTTGGGCGTATTCCTTG